TGGTACATATATTGAACTAGGTGCAACTGCTATAGAAGATTGCCCTGATGGTATATTACCTGTAGATATATATGGTGATACAGTTGATACCAGTATATTAAATAGTACATATACCATTCTTTATTCAGCAGCAGATGCTGCAGGTAATATAGGTACTAATTTTAGGACTGTAAATATAGTAGATGTTACAGCTCCAGTAGTTACTATAAATGGTTCAAATACTATTAGTATTGAATGTGGTACTACATATACTGAATTATGCGCAACTTCAACTGATAATATTGATGGGTCATTACCAGTAACGATTGCTGGTGATACTGTTAATAATCATTCACCCGGCACTTACATAGTACAATATTTAGCAACAGATTCATCTGGTAATGTAGGTTCTACTACTAGAACTGTTACAGTTGTCGATACTACTGCACCAGTTGTAACTTTAAGTGGTGCTAGTACTATAACTATTGAATGTGGCGACACCTATAATGAATTAAATGCTGCAGCTAATGATGCCTGCGATGGAGTATTACCAGTAACTATCGGTGGTGATACAGTTAATATACATTCACCTGGTTCATATACGATTTTATACTCTGCAACTGATTCATCTGGTAATACAGGTACAAATACAAGAACAGTTGTAGTAGAAGATACTACTGCTCCTGTAGTGACTTTAAATGGTTCAAGTCCTGTTACAGTTGGTTTAAGTAGTACATATATCGAATTATCTGCAACAGCTAATGATGCCTGCGATGGAGTATTACCAGTAACTATTGGAGGCGATACTGTTAACACTAGTTTAAGTAGTACTTATGTTGTTACATACTCTGCTACTGACTCTTCAGGCAATACTGGTACTAATACAAGAACAGTAATAGTTTCCGGTACCCCACCGGAGATTACTTTAAATGGTACTTCTTCAGTATCTGCTGAATGCGGTAGTACATATGAAGAACTATCTGCAACAGCATTTGATAATGAAGACGGATCATTACCGGTAACAATCGGCGGTGATACAGTTGATACAAGTATAAAAGGAACATATGTAGTTACATATTCAGCAACTGATTCAGATGGCAATACTGTTACTGAAAATAGGACAGTAAATGTATTAGATACTATTGCCCCAGTAGTAACTTTAAATGGAACGAGCCCCTTATCCACTGAATGTGATTCTATATATACAGAATTATCTGCAACAGCTTTAGACGCCTGCGATGGGGTGTTACCTGTAACAATAGGAGGCGATACGGTAGATAATAGTATGAAAGGAACATATACAGTTACATACTCTGCTACTGACCATTCAGGTAATGTAGGTACTAATACTAGAACGGTGGTTGTAGTTGATACAACTGCACCGGTAGTAACATTAAATGGTACGACTCCAGTATCTGCTGAATGTGGTTCCACTTATACTGAATTATCTGCAATAGCTAATGATGGGTGCGATGGTACAGTACCCGTAACAATTGGAGGTGATACAGTTGATACAGGTACAAAGGGAACATATGTAGTAACATATTCAGCAACTGACTCTTCAGGTAACACTGGTACTAATTCAAGAACTGTAAATGTATTAGATACGATCCCACCAGTAGTTACTTTAAATGGTTCAAGCCCCGTTACAGTTACTTTGAGTAGCACTTATACAGAATTATCTGCAACAGCTAATGATGCTTGTGATGGGGTGTTACCTGTAACAATAGGAGGTGATACAGTAAATGCAAATGCAGTAGGAACTTACGTAGTTACATATTCAGCAACTGATTCATCTGGTAATACAGGTACAAACACAAGAACAGTAAACGTTTCTGGTTCTAGCTCCTCACTAAATCATTGCTTAACTTCGCAAAGTTTTAATAATAGTCATTTATTTAACGCCCCTCCTTGGAACATTAGTAATAGTATAAAATTTGTAGCTGGTAGTTCCACCCCACCAACAACTGGGTGGAAATTAAATTCATCAGGTCCTGTAACTGAACCTGCAGGCTATTTAACTGCTGAGCGTACACATGCATGTTTAAGAGGTATTATTATAGAAGTTGATAGTGCAGGTAATATTATTGATTCTATTCAAGCAGGTACTACAACACCTAATAATTTAGATTTAAAGACTTTATTGATAAATTCTAGTGTTACATCAGGTTTATCTGCAGGTTGTTATTCGTATATTTTCCAATTTTATGGTTGGTATAAACCCGGTGATGCCACAGGTGGAGGGCCTGGCTCAGCAGCTGGCGGTGCTTTATGGGCAAGTGCTGATGATGAATACCGTATTTACAATGCGTTTAGAGATAATGGTTACCCTGGATATTGAATAATTAAATAAAAGAGATATTGTATAGCAATAGTAGTAGTATTAAATAATAATAATGGCCGACCAAAATAATAGTAGACCTCAATCTGGTTTTTTAAAAAATTTAGTAAATAAATTACCTTATCAGTCTGTTGACTTTAATAAAGTTTTAGGAGATTTAAATCCGAAATATAATACTTTTGAAGAAACTGGTATGAGAAGAGTTGAAGCTTTAGCTAAGAACTCTATCTTTTATAGCAATGATTTTAATAATACAGGCGCCGGTCAAGTAAGTGTTGATGGTAATTATAATGCTTTAGTTTATGCTAATGTAGAAGAAAATAAAAGCGGTAGAATGAGAGATTATCGCATTATGGCAGCATTTTCTGAAATTAGTGATGCGTTAGATGAAATTTGTGATGAATGTGTTAATAAAAATGAAGACGGTGATATAGTTAATTTAACCTTCAGAAATACTGATATTGATGAAGAAAAACAACAAAAAATTAAAGACGAATTTGAAAAGTATATTGATTATTTTAATTTAGAAAAGAAAGGTTTTGAATATTTTAGACAACTTTTAATTGAAGGTGAAATATATTTCGAACATATTATTCATCAAGGTTATACTGATGATGGTATATTAGGTGCAGTTTTATTACCTAGTGATCTTATAGATCCGATTTATGATAATATACAAAATATGATCATTAAAGGTTATATTTTACGTAAGCCAATATTCGATCCTAATAAACCTGAAAAGATAGAAAAGTTTGATTTTATTCCAATGGATGATAATCAAGTTTCATATATTAATTCAGGTATATGGAATCAAGATAAAACATTTAGATTACCTTTTATTGAAAATGCTAGAAGAGCATATCGTCAGCTATCGTTAGTAGAAGATGCTATAGTAATATATAGACTAGTCCGTGCACCTGAACGTCTAGTTTTTAATGTTGATGTTGGTAATATGGCTCCACCTAAAGCTGAAGCATATTTAAGAAAATTAATTCAAGAGTATTGGAGTAAAAAGACATTTGATGTTAATCAATCTGGTCAAGTACAAAAATTAAATCCTCAAAGTATGCTTGACTCTTTCTGGTTTGCTAAGAGAGCTGGGTCAGAAGGCACATCAGTTACTCAGTTACAAGGTGGTGCTAACTTAGGTGAGTTAGCTGACTTAATGTATTTTGTTAATAAACTATATAAAGCATTAAAAGTACCTCTTAATAGATTAAACCCTGAAAGTCAATTTGCTGATGGAGAAAATATTTTAAGAGAAGAATTAAAATTTGCAAAATTTGTTATTCGTTTACAACAACAATTTGCTGGTGGTTTAAAAAATGGTTTTATAACCCATCTAAAACTTAAAGGTCTCTTTGAAGAGTATGAACTTAAAGTTCCTAATTTACATTTAGAATTTAATGTACCAACTAATTTTTATGAATTAAGAGAAAGTCAGAAATTAGAACTTAAAGCTTCAAACTTTAATTCATTAGCGAATAATGAATTTGTAGCAGCAACTTATGCACAAAAACGTTACCTTGGTTGGAATGATGTGGATGTAAAGGCTAATAGAGAATTCTTACGTAAGGATGCTGAATTGCAATGGGAGTTATCTCAGATAGGATCAGCTGGTCCTAATTGGAGAGATGAAATGCAACCTGCAGGTGAAGGAGATGTTGCAGGGGGTTTACCTGACGCTGGGGTCGGTGGTATAAGTCCTGAAACACCACCTGACTTTGGAGGAGGACCAGCAGAGGTTGGAACGCCTGAGCCAGTGCCTGAAGCTGAGCCTGCACCTGAAGCTGATCCAGCTGTTTAGTTACCCACGGCCAGAATAAGAGGCCACCAAAATTGTTATCGCATTTTTTTTAATTTATACTTCTGTATATCACTATACAGTTCAGACTATATCTTCATCCTTTCGGATGCTGGACGCTCGTGGGTAGATTATTGTTGGGACTCACTACCTAGTCGTTGCACCTTCCGCAGAACTTAAACCCTCTGCGGCTTGGCTCAGTATTGTCTCTTAGAGAGTTCTACTGAATTCATCCAGTACGGGCATTGAAATTTTAAAGAACAAAATAATATTTAATAATACGCATAACTGACCCCGCTCTCGCTGCGTAAAAGTTATAAAGCATATTTTAAAATGCTTACTATCTATTCCTAGATAGATCAGACTATATCTTCACCATATAATGATGTCGGGCGCTCGTGGATAAAATTACTGTCCGGTCTGGACTCGTTATCTAGTCGTTGCACCTTCTAAAGTATTCCTACTAAAGCTTGGCTCAGGATTGTCCGTTCTGGAGTTTCCCTGAATTCACCCGATATGGGCCTATATTATCAAAGATCAAAAAAATATTTAAGCTACTTTAGCAAAAAAACAATGATATGCAGTATCGTCGATTGTTCCTTCACCTGTTATATAACCAAATGAAAAGACAAAAACATAATATCCATCTTCAGCAGGAAGAGGGTGAACATTTTTTAAAACGTCAATAATAGGGTAACCATAATCTCCTGGGGCGTTTATATGTAAATTCATACCTTTGTTGCCTTTCCAATAATCAAAAATTTGACCATCTTTAATTCGTACAGCTAATAATTTGTACCTATGACCAGCAGCTAAATCCATATTTTCAGTAATTTTTCTATTTCTTTCTACTCCGTTTATTGATGGTAAAACGTAAAGTTGTATTCTTTTATCTTTTGTATCGGCCTGAAAACTAGCACTTGTACTTCTAAAACTTTTATGACCAATATCAGTTAGAGTAGTTGGTTTAATATAAGCTTTTCTATGACCTGAAATTGTACGATGAATCTTAAGTTCAACTAAATGTCCATCTTTATGTTTTACGTAAGATTTATTTTCTTCTGCACCATAAGCTGTTCTTTCGTCTGATTTTGGTCTAAATAATGCTTTACCATTATTAAACATAACACACTCAGTTATAATCTCATCCATTGAGAAGTATCTATTACCACCACTGTCTTCAGCACCCGGGGTTTCAAATGATTGTTTATTAATATTAGGTAAAGATGGAATCATTAGAATTGATTAAAATTACTGAAATAAGCTGATCTAAAATAAACATTTCCTGAAAGCGGTAATGAATCAACCTTAGCACTTACTTCATTTGTGTTTGTAATACCTCTTAGAACCATACTTTCACTAGTCTTAATTAAAAAACGTCGATCATCAGCAAAATTATCATTATCGTATATAAATAGATCTCGTCCGGATTTGTTAGAAATTAAAACTTCACTAGCTGTAAAGCCTGATAACTTTCTTAAAGTAGTGTCAATTTCCATATTAAATGTAAATGATATATTTTTGTTAACAAATGGCATATTATTATTTAATATAACCATTAACTTATTCTATTAAATAATTGTATGTCTAAGTGTGAAATAGCTCCTATATCGGGTTTTCAAAGTACCAATCTTAATTCTAGGATAGATAATTTTAATAGACTAAGTGATAGAATACTTAGGACTTTAGGTTACCCGTTTATCAATGTCGAAATACATAGAGATCAATTATATGAAAATATTAGTATTGCTGTAGAATTTTTTAGTAAATTTGCTGGTTATACAAAAGAATATCTTATATTTGACAGTAATTTATATAAAAAAGATTATGGTATAAAAATAGATGATTTATTTACTTTGCAGAATAGTGATACTTTTAAAGAACAAAGAGATTTAAATACACCTAATAAAGATTTTACTAAATCAATTAATACTAAAGAGACTGTTTTTGCTGCTACTTCATCTATACACGGATCATATTTCAGTTCAATTTCAAGTCTATCATCAACATTAGAAAATGGTATATCTGCTAATGATATTTTTGCTGAAGATTTTTATAATGAAATTATTAGTGAAGTCTCTTCTATAACTGATTTATTTATACCTCAAGTTAAAAATAATATTACTAGAAAAGGTTCAATTGTTGATGAAACTAATCAATTAATTAATAGTTTTGATTATGATGTTATGGATTATAGAAAAGTAATATCGGTTACCGATTTTGAGGAAGGTTCTACAACCGGTATTAATACTTTGTTTACAATTGAACAAACTTTAGCTCAGCAAACTTATTTTAGTTATGCTATGGGTAATTATGGTTTTGATTTAGTTAGTTGGTATACTTTAAAAAATTGGCTTGAAACAAGAGAAAAATTATTAGCTACCAGACGTTCTTATGCTTTTGATGAAAGAACTCAAATTTTAAGAATGTTCCCACAACCAGGGTCTAATAACAGTAGTGTAAGATTTTATGGGGTTATATCATGCTACGTTGAAAGACCAATAAGAGATATATTAAAAGAACTTTGGGTATATCAATATGCATTGGCTTTAACTAAAATGTCAGTTGCTAATATAAGAGGTAAATATGGGGCAGTGCAATTATTCGGTGGAGGTTCATTGAACTCTACAGACTTAATGACACAAGGTTTAGCTGAAAAAGAAAAATTAGAAAATACTTTATATACAGGAGCAGCTCCTGGTCAAGGAGATTCAGACCCTCCTTTATTCTTTGTTGGTTAATTATTTTGCTTCAAAAACTTCTATAAGTTTTTGTATAACTATACTTGCATCTTTTATATCAATAGACTCTTGAGGTGCTGATGATGATTCAATTTGAGTACTTTCTTCAGTTTCATAATCACCATATACATCTTCATCATCGTTAAAAGATAAATCAATTTCTTCAGTTTTATTTTCTTCAACAACTTGAGTTATAGGAGCAGTTACCCCTATATCAGTTAATATAATACTTAATAATTGATTAGTAAAATTTTCTTCTTTAGCTCTACCTACAAAATCTATTATTTCTGATTGAGTAAATTTTCCTTTAAGATCAGTTATAGGATTTTTATAACTTGTATATGATAAATGTGGTAAATACTTAATAGTTATTTCTGCTGAGTCTTTTATTAAATAGTATGCTCCTTTTTTGTTAATAGTTACCCCGGTGTCAGGTTTATCAAATGCAATTTTTGCTGGTCGCATTAAATTTTTTTGTCTTATTTTACTATTTTTAATGATTTTCTCTTCAAATGTCATAACTATATTTATAAACTTCTTTAATGAAAAAGGATAAAAGATTTAGACAAGGTATTTTTAAACCCATTAATTCCCAAAAATATATTGGTAAAGGTAATCCAACTTATCGTTCAGGTTGGGAATTAAAATTTTTTAGATGGGCAGATTTAAATGAAAATATTTTAGCTTGGGGTAGTGAAAATATCATTATACCATATTTAAATCCATTAGATGCAAGAGTTCATAGATATTTTGTTGATAATTTTATTGTTTTTAAAGATAAAAATGGTAATAAAAATAAATTTATTATTGAAATAAAACCAAGTAAACAAACTAAAAGACCTATAAAGACAAAATTTAAAAAGAAAAAAACTATTTTATATGAACAAAAAATGTATGTTCAAAATACTGCTAAATGGAAAGCTGCAAATGAGTGGGCTAAAAAGAAAGGGTATAAATTTTTAATCCTTACAGAGAAAGAACTTAACATATAGTGTAAAAAAATATATTTTAGTATAAATATTAATATGAGTTTAAATCTTATAGTGGAAACACCTGCTCCTAAAGAGGAATTTGAGTATATCGTTGAAGAAGGTAATTCTAAAGATAAACAAAATTTCTTTATTAAAGGTCCATATATGATGGCCGAAGGAGTTAATCGTAATAAAAGAATATATCCATTAGATGAAATGGTTCGCGAAACTAAACGTTATGAAGATTCAATGGTTAAGACAGGTAGAGCAATGGGGGAGTTAAATCACCCTACAACGGCTGATGTTGATCTTGAAAGAGCTTGTCATTTAGTTACTGAAATGAATCAAGATGGTAATGTATTCTATGGTAAAAGTAAAGTTTTATCAACTCCAACAGGTTTAATTGTTAGAAGTCTTATTAATGACGGTGTAAGAGTTGGTATGAGTTCAAGAGCTTTAGGTCAACTAATTCCTGAGTCTGGTTCAGACGGTGTTAATAGGGTTAAAGATTTTAAATTAGTTGCTATTGACTGTGTAGCTGATCCATCTTTTCCAAAAGCTTTTGTTAATGGTATCTTGGAAAGTAAACAATACGTAGTAAATAAATATGGGCAGTTTGAAGAAACATATGATAATTTTCAAAATAATATTTCAAAAATGCCATTAAAAAATAAGGATCAATTTTTAAAAGACAACATCATTAAATTTTTAAAGAGTTTATAATATGAAAGAAATAAAATTAAACATTAAAAAATTCATAGGTAATGTTATGAGTCGTAACTATAAAAAAGCAAGTTCCGATTTATCTAACGTTATAAACAAGAAAATGGAACAAAAGATATTAAATAATAATATAAATATATTCTAATTATGGACATTAAACAAATATTATCTGAAGCAACTAACGGTGCACTTAACGAAGAAGTGCTATCTGAAATCGAAAACGTCTTTGAACAAAAGATTAATGATAGAGTAGAAATACACGTTGAAAAGGCTCTTAATGAGCAAGATGAACTTTACACAGAAAAGCTTAATGAGCTTGTACAAAAAATAGATGAAGATCATTCTTTAAAGTTAAAGAGAGTTGTAGAAGCTATTGATACTGATAGATCTAATAAATTAAAGCTTGTTATTGAAAAGTATGAAAGTGCTTTAGGAGGAGAAGCTGAAGGATTTCAAGATCAATTAATTGAAAGCATTTCTGATTATTTAGATGTTTATTTAGAAGAAAAAATTCCAGCTGAAAGTGTTAAAGAAGCAGTAAAGAACACTAAGGCTAAGAAAATTTTAGAAGGCTTAAGAAGCCATCTAGCAGTTGATAGTGCTTTAGAAAAAGAAAGCATTAAAGAAGCCGTTATTGACGGTCGTAATCAAATTAATGAAGCTTCAAAGAAGCTTGAGTCTGTTGCAAATGAAAATACAGTTTTAAAAGAAGAATTAGATTCAGTAAAGGCTGGATTAGTTCTCGAACAAAAAACTGCAGGTCTTGATAAAAGAACAAAGCAATATGTAAACAAAGTTATGAAGGGTAAGAACGAAGAGTTTATTAACGAAAACTTTGATTATACATTAAAGCTATTCAAGAAAAAAGAAAGCGACAGACTCGAGACATTGAAAGAAGAAGCTTTAAGTACTAGAGAAGATGTAGATAGGGTTGTATACGAAGATAAACAAGAAGTTGTTAATGAAAGCGTACCATCACCTTATCTAGATGAGTTATCTAAGTACTAGAATTACCTAATGTATAGGAATTCCTGAGTTTCCTGGGTTGTATAACCCTTGGGGTCGATAATAAAGGAAAAATAAACTATGAATTCAATAAGACCTACACAGGCTTATATCGATGAGAATCGTGCGTCGCAACTACTTGAAAAGTGGGCTCCAGTATTGGACTACACTTCTAAAAGTGTTGCTGCTATCGAAGATAGTCACACTCGTTTAAATACTGCTATGCTTTTGGAAAACCAAGAGTCATGGTGTTTGAATGAAGCTGGACCTAACTACGTCCCTGGCTCTGGCGGCTCTGGCCGTCCCGGTAATACTTCCGGTAACGATGGTGCCCTAGGTGCTGCTGCTTCAATTGGAGCAGCTAGCTTAGTTGGTGGTACACCAGGTGATGACAGTTATGCTACAGGCGACTTCCGTCTTCCAAAGATTCTTATCCCAATGATTCGTCGTACTTTTCCCGAGTTAATTACAAATGAAATCGTTGGTGTTCAACCAATGGCTGGTCCAGTAGGACTTGCTTTTGCTCTTCGTTATCGTTACACAGGTGAAACACTTGGTACTGGTATCGACGGTAAGACAGGCGCAGGTAATACTCCAACTGGTCAAACAGAGGCATTTGCACAAGCTAAAGATAAGGAAGTTGGGTTCCAAGAACTTAAGACTTCTTATACTGGTGCATCAGCTACTTACCTATCTGGTAATGACGACTTCGCCTTCGCAGAAGGTGATGACGGTGTAGCAGCTCTTCTTCAAAACTTCGAAATTACAGGTAATATACCTAT